CGACGATAACGCCCAGTAGTTGAGCAAGTGTCCCAGAAGGTTCCTTGTATGGAAGGGGCATAAGAGCATTCCGAAGGTCACCACCGGGAGCATCAATATCACGGAACTCGCCAGGAGACAGCGGCTCATCGTCATTGCGAATACGAACACCACGAGCCTTGAAACCAGCAGGCAGGTTCGAAAGAGTGCCCGCATCGATAAGCTGACGAAGGATAGAAGTCGCTGCACGTGACAGTCCACCTATAGTATGAAGCAGGCCAAAGCCATAAAAACCAAACCCAGGCAGAAACTTAAAATGAGTAAAGTATTGTCGCTTTCTCCGTAGAGGGTCCGCCTGTCGATAGTTTCGCACCACCGAGAGAACCTGTCCTGAATCTTCATCCACAGTGACAATGTAAGGTACTTTAACGCCCGTAGGCTCACCATCGGGTCCAACATCCTCGAAACCCTCCAAATCGATCTCTGTATGGATTTCAAGTAATGTGTGAACATCGTCACCATATGATGGACGGACACCCTGCAACTCGTTGCCAGTTTGTCTAATCGAGCTTTCATCGTCTTCATCTCCTGCTTGAAGCTCAATGTCCCGATACACGCCAGCGACCTGTAGCTTGCGAAGCTCGTTTTCTGTCATCCGAACTACATGTGTGACACGCTCGGCTGTGTTCAAGTCACTCGCCGAATACGGAACGATCAAATCCTCCGCCGGAACAAACTTCGAAACAGCCCGCTGCTTGCCGGCATCGAAATAGACCTTCTTGAATGTGGAACCCGTCAGCGGCAGATAGAACAGCATCTGATCCGTGTCCGGGTCATACTCCTCCATGATTTCCGTAATCTGGTAGTTCATGAAGTCCTTGACGCGCTGCGCCTGATCTTCAAGCACCTGATTCGCCGCGCCGATAATCTGCGTCTTCACAGGACCACCAGCAGGCAACATCTCTTTGTATGCCTGCGCCTGAAACTGCGTGACAGCCTCACTCAGCAGTGGATGATGCACACCACTCGCGCCAAGAAACGGCTCGTTGCGCTCCTCATAATTCACACCAAGCAGCTTCAAGCCTTTGGCAATCGCCTCTTCCCAATCCTCTCGCGACTCCTTGTCGTCGTCAACCTTGTCACGAAGCTCGGAAGACAACGTGCCAAGAACAGAGTCGTCAAGAATCTCCGCAAGGTTTGCATTGTGGTCGTACATCTCGGCCTGAACCTCGACCATCTCTTCCATGCCAGCAAGCTCAATGCCGTCGGGGAGCATGTTCTCCTCGGGAAGTTCAACCATCAACTCTTCAGGCATCTCGGTCGCCGGACCACCGGCGCCCATCGCCATATCAACCATCTGCGGAGGAAGTGCCATTAAAATACGCCTTTGAATCGTTGCGGACGAGCAATCGGGCTAAAACCCTTGACCATGCCACCCTTTGCTTTACGAGGGCCGATACGCTTGATGTACTGCTCAAACGTCATTTGCTCGGAATAATCAGTCTCACCCGGACCGGGATCGTAGAACTTTTTGCGAAGCTCCTCGAGTTCCCTGTCCTCTTCTTCAATTTGCTTGTTTTTCAGCTTGCCCATCACATCACCTGTCGTGCCATAGCGCCGATGCCGGAGTGTACCAGCTTTTTAGGTCGTAAGTCTACGGGGCCACCCTTCGCTCGGCGAATGAGCTTGTCATCAAAGTCCGCGCCCAACGGTCCAAGGTTGACTTCGTAAGTCGTTGTGTCGGGGGTCGGGCGCTCATCGGGGCGGTAGCGACGAGTGCGGATTCGATCTCCGAAGTACACTGCACGAGCTTTCTTGTGCTCTCTACCGTCTACCTTCGGCTTTTCCAAACTACCTGTCGTATTATTAACAGCCTCAATCGTGTCGAGTTCAACAATGTCCTGCTTGTCTACCGCCTGCGCCAAGCCTTTTTTAACGTGGTCCTCGTAGATTGTTCTCGGGATAACGTCTGGATCTGATCTTGTGGTGCCATCTGCCTGCCGTATCCTAGCCACAGGTCGTCCACCTGCGTCTCTAAAGTCTTCCCAGTTCGGGAAAATGACGCCATCAAGGCCCTTTTTCCGAGCTTCCGACAGCATCAAGCGAACCGCGAACTGGTTAAAGTACGCATCCGAAGATTTTCCAGCAAACGGGCTACCGGGGCGATATGCACTAGGAGCATTTGGATCGTTAATTGTTGTGACCCAAGTTTCAAAACTTTTCTTTAGCTCGTTCGCGCGTTCTTCACTTAGCCCAATCTCGTCGATAAGCTGGTTCATTTCTGCGATACTGGCATCCGGCTGCGTTGGACGGAAAATACCTTGCTCTATAGTGCCCGCAACATCGGTGGTGATCCGCTGTTGTAGATTCCGCTGAACCATCGCCGGGATACTTGAGCTAGTGTTGCTGAGAGCAACTTCATCAACATTTGAACCAAGAAAGCCGAACACTCCCGGATCTTCCCGGAAAAGTATGTCAAAATTGCCTTTACCGAACGGGTCACCAGCATTTCTTTCAGACAGCAAGAAGTCGAGGGGTTGTTCGCCACGCTCGACAGCGTCTCGAATGTCTCTGTAGATTTCTCGGCTAACCGGTGTACTCAGTGCACCACCACCCTCACTAGCGAAGTCAATGGTGTCCGCGCCTTGCGCTCGTTTAAGAATCACGCGGTTGAGTGTAGCAAAGTCCTCTGCATCGAGGAAACTGGGCATATCATCGCCAGAGTTAAGCGCGCCTTTCAACGCTCTTGTGACAGAGTCTGCGCGTTCAATCTCATTGCCCTCAAGCCGACCGCCACGCACGAGATCCCCGGAAGCATCTATCTGTGACCGACCAGATGGAGGCCGAGCGTCTATGCGGAAGACCGAGAACTCACCGGCACTGTCCATCTGTGTGGTCGAAAGATTCATACCGGCAATTCTATCAAGCTGTGCGTCATCGATAACGGAGGTCAAGTGACCCGTCATTAACTTCGAAAGAACTTCAGCTACGGGCTTTATATCGGTGGCCGGATTCAAGTTGCTTGGAACCCCGGATGGCGCAGCATCGTAGACCGCTTCGATTGCGTCAAAGGTGTCCGTGGGACTAGGGCGATTTCCGCCGATTATGTTCAAGTCATTCCCGAACGCGCTTGCGGTATCGGACTGTTGTGTTTCAAGACTGTCCAAGAACCTCGCTTCGGACGAAGGGCTAAACTCTTGCGAACGGCTTTGCGCGGCGTCATCAAATACTTGACGGAAGTTCGGGCCGCGTTCACGCAAGGTATCGATGTTGAACCGCTCTTGCCCCGTCAAGAAGCGAAACTCATCCCCACGACCCAGTGCAGACTTGCGCTCTGACAACGTCGAATTAGATTGCATCTCTTCAAGAACACCAATCTTACGTCCTTGCGGGTCCGTTATGACTTTCAAACGAATATGCCCAAAATAACCCGGCACACCAGACTCCACGCTTTTTGAAGTGCCTGGTCCACCGTCAGCACCAAGTCGGTGATCGGCAACTATGCCAGGATTTGCGCGCATGTCCCCACCAAAGTAGCCACCACCTCGCGTCTGCACTGTTTTGCCTTCCAAAAACGGTACGGTAGAGTTGGGGTTACTCAGGTAAATATGCATCTGCTCTCCGTACTCCGGACCAATGCTATACTGACTAAAGTCAGTGAGCATAGGTACTGGGCCACCCTGCGCTACATCAGCACCAACCTCGGATTGCAGAAGGGTTTTTACGCGAAGCTGTGGAGTGTAGTCCCGGTACAAAGCAATGACCTGACCACGATATAGCTGATTCGGAGCGTTCTTCTCGAGAAACTCGACAAACTTCGAACCTTCGCGGTCCCGCTTCAAACTTTCACCAAACCCTCCACGAAGTGAGTCCAACACTTCTTCTTTCGACATGGCTCGGTTGTCCGGAAGCCGGTCAACAAGCTGGTACATCGGAGAATAATCGACGATGTCTCCCTGCCGAGCAATGTCTCTAGTCATGACTGTGTGCCGAGCAACCTGTGTGTCCGGACTTGCGGTCATGGGCATAACACGATCCGTCGGGATCAGTGGCGTATCTACTACGCCAGTGAATCCTTCCTGCGGAGTATCAGATACAACTGGAGTTTCGCCGGGACCAAAAAGCTCCTCGTATTCAGCATCAATAATATCTTCTGCGGTCGTCGCTGGAGGCGGAGTCGGCTCGGCACTGGCACGGACCTCTGGAGCGGGAACCGTGGGCCGTGCTTGTGGCTGCGGAGGACTGTTTGTAAATAAGTTTTGAAACTCGTCGGATATTGACTCAGGCCAAGCAATACGAGTGCCTGCCGGAATACGACGACCAGTGATGTCGTACATGTCCTCCTGAAACTCGTAGAAGCTAAACGGGCGATTTGTCCCTATAACCATGTCCGCATCGGTCAGACCGGGCACATAGTTAAAAATTGTTGTGCCGTCTCCGCCGGGCAGACCTCCCGGCAAAATATCCGGATTCATAGTGACGGTGCCCGGACCGAATTGGATATCCAACTGCTCCTGACGAATGTTGGGAGAAAACCCAAACTGCTCGTCAACAGAATCAATTCGAAGATCCGGATCCGTCACATCCGAATCATAAGCTCCCTCTGCTGCAAAATACTGGTCAAGTTGCTCAAGCTGTTGCTGTTGATCAACCTCCAGACGCGACGAAGCCTGCGCTTGGACATACAAACGACGAAGGTCGTCTTCTGACCCCTCTACCTCCTGACCGTCGGGCATGCGAACGGAGAAAACCTCGGCATCGTCCGTAGGGGACACAGGTGCCGCCGCAAGCGCATCATCCAACGCCTCTTGTGTTTCCGGGAGAAAAGGTAATAAACGACGACGAGGATCACTCGGTCCTCCAAAACCCATCCTGTCGGCCACGCTCCGCGCTCCAGCATCCGCCCCAGCCGCCTTCGCCAGAAACTTTACACCCTTAAACGCAGCAAACGGATCAGCAACAAACTCACCAAAAAACGCACCCTGCCGAAAAGGATTAACACCCATCCGCGATAGCGCATCAGGACTGTCGCTCGGCGCATCTAACTTGTCTCCCAGCCCCATCGCGCGCATGACAGCTTCCGCGCCAAAGGTGTCACGAAACTCATTCAACTGGCGAAAATACGGAGATTCTTCTTGATTAATATCCTCACCAGTAATCAACTTGTTAACAAGCGCCGGAGCATCCGCAAGCGCAAGAACCACCAAATCCGCCGGCAAACCAGCAATGCCGGACACCATGCCGGCGCCAATACCCTGCGCCACCTGTACACCTTCCGCCATGCGCTCACGCATGGACCGTGGATCGGGGACCGCCTGCCGTGCACGAGTGCCCGCGAACAGTCGAGCCAGTGCAGGCTCAGTCGGGCGTGCAGGTTTGGGCTGTGGAAGGGCCATGATTCCCGAACGCCGGTCCACGGGCGGGGGAGTAGGGACGGTCATCGGACGGCGACGGGGGCTGGACTGGGGCAATTCCATCAATAATACTCACGTTTTCTGCCGGGGAGCATGTCTTCTAGCTCTTCACCCTGTAAAGTAATAAAACCACCCTGACGAAACCGCATCAGGGCCATAGTCATACTATCACAAAAGTCATCGTGGTCACCATTCGGGAAAGAGGCAACCTCTTCAATAACCTCTTCAGCGAACTTTTCTCCAGCAGGATACCAGACTTTTCCCGATTCGAATATAGGAGAGGCCATATGCATACGAGTCATCTTGTCGAGACCGCCCCCACCCCTTTTCCGCCCCGGAGAAAACGTAAGCACCGGGAGGTTCAGTAACCTCATCTCGTCAGCCAACGGCGTACCACTCGCCTTGGCCTCGATCAGCATCATGTCAGGTTCCCAATACTCGTTTTCTTCCTGCGCGATCTGCTTCAACTCCGGAAAGTTCCACCTACCACGCTTGGCGTCCATCAAAATTAAATGCTGCTCTCCATTTTTGTGTGGCTCGAACACACCCCACGTTGTAATGGCGGAATAGTCGGCGGTTTCTTTTTTACTGTATGCCGTGTCATAAGCCTGAATAATATAGTCAAGCTGCGGAATGTCGTTCTCTTCCCACTCGTTCCACCACTCCCGCTTGATAACCGCCGTTTCTTCCGACACAGGATTCTGTTGCCACTGAGCATTCCACTTGCCCAGCGACAGCGAGGCTTTCACCTTCAAAAGCTCGTCTTTTTGCCAGAATTCAGGCCAGAGTGGTTCCCCCGACGGCATAATCGCAGGAAATTCTACCACCTCCCACTGATCGGCCATCATGTCAGCCGCCTGTGCTTGCAGTAACCTGCCCGTCAGATCCTTCTTGGACCAGCGTGTCTGGACAATAATGATTGCGCCACCAGGCTGGAGACGCTGACGCGGACCAGATGTGTACCACTCGTATGTCTGATCGTAGGCCGTAGACGACAGAGCGTCCTGCTCCGAGTGCGGGTCGTCAATAATCAGCAAATCCGCACCACGACCGGTCATTGCAGCGCCCACCCCCGCTGCAAAATATTCCCCGCCCGCGCTGGTTTCCCACCGACCAGCAGCCTGGCTGTCCTGTTTGAGGTCAGTGTCGGGGAAGATCTCATGATATATCGGATCCGCAATGAGATCCCTGACCTTGCGTCCGAATCTTACAGCAAGTTCGGTGTTCATAGTAGCCTGAATGATTTTTAACTTGGGATTTCTGCCTAGAAACCACGAAGGCATAAGGTAGGAGGCAAACTCTGACTTTGAATGTCGCGGAGGCATGTTGACTATCAAACGCTTCAAGTTACCCGATGCGATGCGCTCCAGCTTCTCTGAAATGATTTTGTGGTGGCGCCCGACGATGAAGCCGTCATACACGTGCTGAACGTACGACATAAATTTTTCTTGAGCCACGTCACGAAGCTCAAGGCGCTTTCTCTGCTCTTCGAGCAGCAGCATTTCCTTTAGCACTTCTTCAGGGAGGAGGTCTAAGTTACCCGACATGCTCGAACGATATTACGGCTCATCGAATTTATCAACCCAGCATACACATGCGTAGCATGTGTATGCTTCGCGCGCAAGGGGGGCAGGGGTTGCAATTTTGCAACTGCTTGTGGCCAATGTGCCACAGTAACCCCGAGTGATTGTTGCTGGTTCGAGAAAAGACTTTTCTCGAAATAGTAATAGGCGGCATCACTTACTATCTGCTAATCTCGTTAATGGGTAATGATGCCCTGAAACTATGTCTTGTCATAAGGAGATTTAGACATGCCTAAGATTACCATTCCTGCCACCATCACGCTGGACCTTCCAGCAGCCGCCGAGTGGGCGGACATCTTCAAGGCTGTGGACGAAGTGAAGCAGCAGCCGACGGTGCAGACCGTCGCGCCGGCAACGTCGCGGAAGCTGACACCGTATCCCGCCGCTGTCCTCGAGCGTATCGAGCAGGGCGGAAACCACTGGGTGAAGATCCCCGCCATCCAGAAGCACTTGAAGAAGACCATGGGTCGCTCGGTTTCGGTGGACGCGGTTCACCAGCACATTCATGTGCTGCGGAAGCTGCTCGGCTCGGACGCCATCGAGTCCCATCCGAATCTCGGCGGCGGCTACCGTCTGGCAAAGGAGGCATCGTGAATGGACATCGATCAGTTGGCGAAGGAGTTGGCGAAGATAGGGGCGGTGTTGTCACCGCCCCTACCCGCCGGAGCAGAGTGCGAAGACTGCGCTGGAACCGGCATGATCCTCGTCACACGTTCCGTCGTCGATCCCGTACGCGGCGGCTACGAAGAAGAGTTCGAAGAACTCTGTCAGACCTGTGAAGGCGAAGGGGTCTAACAACAACCTGGGCAGGCCGACTTCCGTCGGCCTGCCTTTTTTGTTGCCCGGTGCCTGCTTAAAAAACCTGCGTACGCAGGTTTTTTATCGGGCGCAAGCGCAGGTTGCGCTTGCATTGTTGGTGATTGTATGCAACGCTTAGTGACCATGAGCATAGGAGGATTAGCATCATGTCGTGTGGCAACCCTGCCTTTTACTACGTCGAAAAGGGTTTCAACTGGGTCGAGAGGGAGACGCGCTGCGGCTCGACGATCACCCGAGGAAACCACGTTGATACCGCGTTCTGCACCGAGTGCGAGAATGATCCAGAGGTTCAAGCCGACCACGCCCGACGCCTGCGTCTGGCGGACGAAGACAACGCATGGCTGGCGTCTGCTGGCTGGGGAGAGATCTAGGGATCTCCCCCCTTCCCTCGATCCGTTTCAAAAAACCTGCGTTCGCAGGTTTTTTTTCGGGCGCAAGCGCAGCCGCTCGATCTGCCCGCAGGCTCTGACAACAACGGGCCGCAGCCGCAGGCCGCAGATTTCCCCTTGATTTATTGGTGATATTATGTGACTGTTAACTATCATTACCGTTGGAGGATTAACGATGAATGCCGAAGAATTAAAACAAGCGAGAGAGGACAAAAAACTTTTGTCCAATGTCTCGAAGATGCCCGGCTATAGCATTAGCCGGGATGCATGGCTGTGTGACGTAGGCAGCAGGCTTGCCAAGATCGAGGGCAGCACATGCGCGAATTGCTACGCCCGCAAGGGAATGTATCGAATGCCGAACGTCCGCAAGAAGATGATTGAACGCGAGGCGTTTTTTAATGCACCCGATTTTGTGCCGCGCATGATTAACGTGCTGGACATTGTCCGCAGCGAATGGTTCCGATGGTTTGATTCGGGTGACGTTGGCAGCGTAGGCATGGCCCTGAACATCATCGAAGTGTGCAGGCAAACACCACACAAGCGCCATTGGATACCGTCCCGCGAATATGAAAAATGGACGCGGGCCGAGGAAATCGACATCGTTCCGGACAATGCTGTGCTCCGCATGTCTGCCCACATGGTGGACGGGACAGCGTCCAAAGGATTCGCGAACACCAGTACAGTTCACAATGCCAAAAAGCCCGCCGGGCACACCTGCCCGGCGCCGTTGCAAGATGGCAAATGCGGCGATTGCCGCGCTTGCTGGTCACGCGACGTTGGTAACGTCTCCTATAATGAACACTAATCCTCCGAGAAACACGGACCGCCAATGGCGGGCCGTGTTTTTTTATGCCAGGCCGCGCCAGCTTTCGACAGCGCAGGCCCGCAGCGCCTCGCCCGCAGCCCGCAGCGGGCCTTTCCATACATACGCAGGCGCAGGCGCAGGGGCGCACAGGTCAATGGTCCGCGATTCATGGATCACCGCCGCTTTTCCACCCTCAAATAAAAATGCATCGCCGGTCGAGGGGTCATGGACCAAGAAAAAACTTGCACCACCGCAACGCGTATGCGCCAAATGCCAAGCAATTTGCGAGGTTGATACGGATACGCGATTATTCTTAATTATCTTCAACTCGCACCAAACCGGCACCCCATTCATGCACAGATATACATCCGGCATCCCTTGCCCGGCGCGGTTTTCAATCCGCTGGAAGTGGGTCTTTTTCGGTAAATTCTGCTTCAATGAGTTCCACAGGCTGCGCTCCGTCTTTGGCATCTTCCACTCTTTTCATGTTGTCGAAGGCATGGGGATATTCTTCACGGATGGCGGCGAGTCGGGCAACAATGTCTTCACGCGAAAGCTGGTCAAGTTGGTGAACGTGAGTCGATTCCCGCCGGTCGATGGTCAGGCCACCAAGTGCGGACCTAATCTTCTCGGCATTGATAGCAGCAGAAAACTGCCCGGCCTCTTCGGCAGCGATGGACAAATCCTCGAACCGCTTCAACTGATTCAACAGCGTGACGCCATATCGGCGCTCCCGTGCTTGCCGCAGTTCTTTGATCAGCTTCGGCACTTCTGGAAATGTCTTGCCGTCGAGAAGTTTCGCCGCCTGCACGTTGGCACTGCCCTCGGCATAGCCAGCTTTTCTCGCACACTCGGTGTTGCTGTATCTGCCCTCGACATAATACTTGGCAAATTCTCGTTGCCGGTTCGTCAGCCCGGCTGGTCTACCTACTTTGCCCATAGCGATATTTTTTGCCCTTTGCAGTTTGAAAAACCAAAAACCAACGTCCACCCCGACTCATAAGTGTTACAACGGTACAGAAGTGATACAGCGGTAACCGTTGCTCAGTAAGGGTTGTATCGTTTGTACCGTTTGTATCACCATTTTCAAAATTTTTTTGTTGAAAGCAACAACCCGGAGAAAATCGTTTTATGCAACGGTTTTGTTGTTGACTATCACTAACCATTTGTTACTGTATCTTATCAACCCTTGGTGATCCTTGGTCCGTGGACCGGGGACCAACAACACAGGAGAAAAGATATGCCGAGATTTTACGCAAAGCAACAGGTCTTGGACAGTGACGGCAAGTATGTCGCTGACCGTTTGTTGCCTGTATGTGATTCGATTCGTGTTCTGGAGAAGAAGTTGCTGCGGAATCGTGAAGTCTTCCCGCTGAAGGATGGGCAACGGTACGCTGGTCGTATTCACGTTTATCGTGTGCTGCGGAACCACAAGACGACACCGCATGGGATTTATTTCGTGGACGGTGACAAGTTGAAGAAGGTTCGGAACACGACGTTCGTTGAGTTTGACATGAACAACTTTTTGAAGGGGCTTGAAGCATGGGCAAGGTAAAAAGCTGGCTGATGGGCATGGAGGAAGATGCCATGTGGATGAGCCGTGATTCGTGGGCCGCTGAACATGGTGCGATGAATCTGCAAGTTTACGATGATGTGCAGGGCCGGATGGCGGACAGCATTGAGTATCGCAAGATCGAGGCAGCGGAGCTTGAAGCCGACGCCTACGTTGACAGGTTGAACGGCGATGGGTGAGCGGTTCATGGTTGCCGAGGAGGGCTGGTACGAGGCGTATGTGGTGGACACCAAGTTGGACATCACGGTTGCCGGTCCCTTTCGGTATGTCGAGGAAGCTGTGTATGAAGCACAGAATTTAGAGGAGGATGCAAATGTCAGTGAAGATTATTGAGGCGGAGTATCACGTTATTACGACGCAGTTTTGGGAGGTCAAGCACATCGAGGGCTGGCCCACCGACCATGAAGGTCAGCCGCGCGATCTCGATACGGCGAACGATCACTACATCAAGTGGGGTCTGCTGCATGTGCAGTGGGAGAGCGGCGACAACTTCGAGGAGTACGAGCCGACTGGCGAACAGAACGGTCAGGATGATGACCACAAGTGGCCGGACCGCGAGTACATCGATGGGGAGTTGGTGACATGAGGGACATCTTGACGGTGCGCTTTGTGATGGAGCGCGACTATTGGGTTCAGTCCAGAACAGACGGACTTGGGGCTTTTGACCTTGGCGACATGATGGTGTGCAGCGGCCACAATGTTAATGACACGCTGGCGCATGAGTCGGTGTTTGACAAGCCTGTCAGTCCGTTTCGCCCACTCAAAGGCATCCACCAATACGATGCCAACCTATACAACATCCAGAATTCTTACGACGAGCCGGAGCCGTGGCTTCTGAGAGAGATGCACGAGGTTTTGCGTGATCTGTCTGGCACAGGACACTAGGGGGAAAGGGTGATATGGCTGACCCGAGGATCATGCATGTAGCCGACGAGGTTCGTCGGCTCATGCGCGAGTTTAGCGACCTATGTTTTGACGAGGCACCGCAGGAGGAAATCGATGCGGCTTGGCGGCGGTACATGTACGTCAAGCGGCTGCACAGGAAAGGAGTCGAGTATGTCCCAAGATTCTGAACGGATCACCGATAGCGGAAAATCCAAGAAGCTCAGTCTGTCTGGCAGCAAGCTAACACTCGGCGGTATCGATGCCGACCAACTAAGGGCAACATCCGACGGTGCTGGTAGACGCACCGTGCAGGTTGAGGTTCGCCGCAAGCGCGCCCCTGCTGCTCCGCATCGAAGTGTCGGCTTGACTCCGCTGAACAACGAACAGCCGCCGGATGGTCTGTCGAATGAAGAGCGTGTGCAGCGGATACGCGCACTTCAAGAGAGCATGAAGAAGCCTCCTGCGCCACAGAAGAAGAAAGACCCTGAACCGTGGACCGTGGACTCTCATCACAAGCATCCTGGGACACGGATGTGGCATGACCGTGTCGGGTGGGACAACCCAAGATCACAGAGTCGGTTTCGCATGGGCGAGGGCATTACTAGGAAGGA